GTCAGCAAGAGATTTTTTCTTCTAACCTTTGATAAAAATGATACATAATGTATCCTTTATGCGACAGGTGACTTATGCGTGGTGGATTTAGACCGGGGGCAGGGAGGCCAGCAAAAATGGATGAAAAAGAAATTGACGCAGCCAAGAATCCAAAGGTTCCAAGTGACATTTTGAGAAACGCAAAAGTTGCTGGGCTTTCACCTCTTGAATATATGTTGAATGTTATGAATGACGAGGAGACTTCCCCAGAACGCAGAGACAGGATGGCTATTGCTGCGGCTCCATTTGTTCATTCAAAACCTTCTGATGATGGCAAGCTAGGAAAAAAAGAAAAAAAAGAAATGTTGGCGAAGGAGAAGCCTGAAGGCGGAATCTGGGATGGGCTATTGAATTGATTTGGGACACATCCTGTAGAGATTGGGAGTCAAGACTAAAAGCCGGAAAAAGTATAATTCCGGCTTTGCCTCTTTATAAAGACGAAGCAGAAAAAGCCGTAAGGGTATTTAACAATCTGCATTTGCCTGACGTACCAGAACAGCCTTTTCTAAAAGACGCTGCTGGCGATTGGATGCGCGAAGTCGTGTCTGCTTTGTTTGGTAGCTATGACGAACAAAAGCAAGAAAGATATATAAGAGAACTATTCCTCTTAGTTCCCAAAAAGAATTCTAAGACAACAAATGGTGCGGCTTTGATGGTAACGGCGATGTTACTATCTAAAAGACCACGCGCTGAATTCCTGTTGGTTGCGCCTACGCATGAAGTTGCTAATCTTGCGTTTAATCAAGCTGTCGGGATGATTGAATGCGATGAGACTTTAAAACAGAAGTGTTACATCCAAGAGCATATAAAAAGAATCACCTATAGACCGACAGGTGCTTTTCTCAAAGTAAAATCATTTGATACCAAAGTCGTTACAGGCTCGAAGCCTTCTGGGGTTCTTCTGGACGAGCTTCACGTTATTGCAGAGTCTCACGATGCCGACAGGGTAATCGGTCAACTTCGTGGCGGTCTTGTATCTCAGCCTGAAGGCTTTTTGGTAACAATCACAACTCAATCTGAGCGCGCGCCTGCGGGAGTATTTAAATCTGAACTATTGAAAGCTAGAAAAGTAAGAGACGGTCATTTAAAAGCGCCGATTCTTCCAGTCTTATATGAATTCCCAAAGAAAGTAGATTGGCGAGACTCTAAAAACTGGTGGATGGTCACTCCCAACAACGGGAAATCTATTTCTGTTGATAGATTGATTCCTGACTTTCAACAAGCAGAATCCGCAGGGGAAGAAGAACTAAGACGCTGGGCATCTCAGCACTTAAATATCGAAATCGGTTTGGCTTTGCGTTCTGACCGATGGGTCGGTGCGGACTTCTGGGAAAATGTTGACGGGTCTTTATCTGGTCTCAAAGAATTACTTGATAGGTCTGAAATTGTAGACGTTGGTATTGACGGTGGTGGTCTTGATGACTTGTTGGGTCTTGCTGTTGTAGGAAGATGTTTTAAAACAAAAAAATGGCTGCATTGGTCTAAATGTTGGGCGCATCAGTCTGTATTGACCAGAAGAAAATCAGAGGCGCATAGATTTAATGATTTTATAAAAGATGGTGACTTAGCATTAGTTGAAAACATTGGAGAAGATATAGCGGAACTTGCTGATATTATTTATGATATAGAGGATTGCGGAATTTTAGATAAAATCGGCGTTGACCCTCATGGATTGGGTGGAATACTTGATAAATTAATTGAAAAAGAAATACCACAAGAGAAAATAGTAGGTATTTCTCAAGGATGGAAGCTAACAGGTGCGATTAAAACGTTAGAAAGGAAGTTAGCAGAGAAGGCATTAATACATTGCAGCCAACCGTTGATGGCTTGGTGTGTATCAAATGCTAAAGTTGAACCAAGAGGAAATGCAATTCTGATTACTAAACAAGCATCGGGAACCGCAAAGATTGACCCTCTGATGGCAACTTTAAATGCTATCTCGCTAATATCGCTTAACCCAGAGTCGCAGGGTAATTTTAATGATTTCCTTGCTGACCCTTTAAGGATATAAATTATGGCTTTTTGGGCGAGATTGTTTAGTTTTGGGATTGCCGGGATGAGGGAGCCGGGCGTTCAGCAAGCAAGCGCAGGTTCAAATGAAGTAGCAAATGTTACAGTCAACGAAGAAACAGCACTAAGGCTTTCGGCTGTTTGGGCATGTGTAAGGCTTCTCTCTGAGGCAGTAGGTGGTCTACCGATTAACTGCTACAGGATAAACCCTGACGGGACAAGAGAGCCTGACGATAGTCATCCACTCTGCCAGCTATTCGATACAAAACCAAATAGATACCAGAACCGCGTAGAGTTTTTCGAGACTATGACCATGCAGATTGCGTTGCATGGCAATGCTTATGCTCTTATCAAGCGTTCAGGGAAACGTATTGTAAGCCTGACTCCATTGATGGCTGCCCAGATGGAAGTCGAACTGCTAAACGACGGAAGTGTTATCTATAAATACTCCGATGGAGTAAATGTAAACATTTATTCCTCTGATTCAATTTGGCATGTGAAGCTAATGTCGAACGGAATCGTTGGGCTTTCTCCATTGGCGTATGCGCGGAATGCTATCGGCGTCGGTATCTCGTCTGAGGATAGGGTAAAGACTCTTGCCAAGAATGGATTTAAGCCTACTGGCATTTTGACGATTGACAAACTTCTGAAGCCTGAACAGCGAGACGCTATTCGTCAGCAATTCAACGGACTCATCGAGGGCGGTAACGATTCCATCCGAGTGCTGGAAGCAGGGATGAGTTTCTCCCAGATTTCGATGAACCCGAAAGACGTACAACTTCTTGAGACTCGCAGGTTTCAGATTGAAGATATTGCGCGATTCTTTGGGGTTCCGTCTGTACTAATTAACGACACTACTGCATCGACTGTCTGGGGTTCTGGTGTTGAGCAAATTGTTCAAGGCTTTTACAAGCTCGGACTGCGCCCATATCTTGAAAGGTATGAGGCTTCGATTAAAAACTCGCTGATTGACCCTAATGACCGTTCGCGTTATGAATTTGAATTCGATTTCGCGGCTCTTTTGCGCGGAGATGAGAAAACACGGTATGAAACCTATAAGGAAGCAGTGCTAAACGGTCTCAAAACCGTCAACGAATGCAGGAAAATTGAAGGTCTTGCGGGCATTGATGGCGGAGATGTTGCCTATATGCAGGCCCAGATGACGCCTCTTGCGTCTCTTTCTGACGTTCAGCAGCCTGACGTAACGCCTCAAATCCAGCAATTGCGCGATGAAATGGGCGGTATTTCTACGCAAATCAAGACAATTTCAACGGTTATTTCTACCAAAACTGAAGAAAAACCGATAAAAATCGACCTAAAACCGCAGATTTCTGTGGAAAGTTCGCCTATTTCGCTGAATTTGAAGCTGGAAGGCGAGAAATCGAGCAAAAAGCGAATAAAACTGATACGAGACGATGCCGGGAAGCTCTTGTCGGCTGAAAGTGAGGAATAATGGCTATTACGTCGGCAATATGTAATTCTTACAAGCAGGAAGTGCTTGAGGGTGTTCATTCTTCTGCGGACACTTATAAAATCGCACTTTTTACTGACGCTGCATCACTCGGAGCATCAACAACTGCATATTCATCGACAAATGAAGTCGCAAACGGAAACGGATACACCACTGGCGGAGAAACCTTGTCTGGTTTCTCATCTGGTCTGTCTGGGTCTACTGCTTACCTTACTTTTACTGACGTAAGTTGGGCGGACGCGACTATTACTGCGCGTGGATGTTTGATTTACAACTCAAGCAAATCCAACAAGGCAGTGGCTACGTTTGACTTTGGTCAAAATGTAAGCAGTTCTAGCGGAACTTTTACTGTTGATTTCCCTGTCGCTGGTAGCAGTGCGCTAATTAGAATTGCCTAATGGATGCGTTAGTTAGTTTCCTAGTTGTTGAAGATTACGGAAGTCTAACTGCCGCTGATGAAGTAATTGATTTCGGTCTAATTACAGACCAAGCAGATGCAATAGATTACGGTTCTATTGCGGTCTCTGCATTTTACTCGCCACAAGAATCCACTACAGAACAAGGCTCCGTATCCGCTACTGGCGGAACTGGAGCAACTATTTCCATATCTGGTATAGAGTCTGAGTCTCAGGCGGCAATCATTGGCGCAAATGGTAGCGTCAGATTTGAAGTCTCTGGGATTCAATCAATTACAGAGCAGGGGAATATATCTCTTGCCTATGACTATTCGCTTTCCCTTTCGGGAATAGCATTAAATAGTTCCTCTGGAAGTGTTACTGCTTCAGGGCAATCACAAAACATACCAAGTGCGTCAGGCGGAGAGACTTTTGTACGCCCATTGTCTGTACGAGACGCAAAAGTAAAACTTAAAACTCTTAAAGGTTTGTTCTCTGCTGGCTATGTATCAGCACAAGGTCAGACAGTTATTAATAATATAATTAGACTCAAATCCGTATCTGGTAATATAGATACAAATGTAGTAAAAGCATCTGGAATACTTGATATTTCAGAAGAAGAAATAATTATACTTTTAGCCGCATAATGCCTACACCAACAGACTTAGAAACTGAAGAAGAATTCATCACAAGATGTATGAGTGATGAAGAAGCGCAGGAGACTTTCCCAAATGAGGAACAGCGATTGGCTTTCTGTTATTCGGTCTGGGATGAGGAGGAGCAAAAGGCTAATTATCGCGGCTCTGAGATTGACCTTGTTCCGTCTAAAGAAATGGCTGCGGAAGCGAAGCGCGGACTTGAGTGGAGAAAAGAATATAACCGTGGTGGAACTCCTGTCGGAGTCGCTAGGGCGCGGGATATCTCTAATCGTAAAGAATTGTCACCTTCTACTGTCAGAAGGATGCTCTCTTATTTCGCAAGGCATACAGTTGATAAAGAGGCTGAAGGATTTAGACCGGGCGAAAAGGGATACCCTTCTGCTGGCCGTATTGCTTGGGCTTTATGGGGTGGTGATAGCGGTGAGCGTTGGGCAAAATCTAAGGACAAACAACTGTCAAGAATTGAGAATGAAAAACACTTGAGTCTTGATGTAAATACTTGGGATAATAAGACTATGGAAAAGAAACTTATTAAATTCGACAACTGCGAATTTAAATCAATGGACGCAGGTATCTTTGAAGGATATGCGTCTGTGTTTAATGGTTTGGATTCCTACAACGACACCGTTCTGCCGGGGGCTTACAAGAAAACCCTCGAAGAAAAGAATGGTTCGATAGCGATGTTGTTCAATCATTCAGCATATCGCTCGGATATGCCTGCCCGCGTTGGCAAATGGTTGAGCATGGCGGAAGATGACAAAGGTCTTTATGTTCGAGGACAGTTGTCTTTGGGGCATCCTACTTCTGACGCTATTTATGCTGCGATGAAATGGGGAACCATTGACGGTTTGTCCATTGGATACGCAGCAAAACAATTTGATTTGGTGGAAAATGTTAGGAATCTTAAAGAGATTGAGCTTTACGAAGTTAGCGTTGTGGATTTCCCTGCTGACGGTGCTGCTCGTATTTCTTTAGATTCTGTTAAATCTGAAATTGAGTCAATCAAAAGTATTCGTGATGCTGAGAAATTCCTGCGGGAAGCGGGAAGTTTCAGCCTCCAAAGCGCAAAGACTCTGCTTGCGCGTATTAAATCTCTGGCACGTGATGAGGTCAGGGAGGAAATCGAAAGAGCGGAGTATATGCAACGCTTGGAAAAATTCATTAAAGGAAAAACATCATGAGTCAAGAAATCAAAGAACTGCTTGACGCAGTTGAACTGAAGCACAAAGAAATCGCTGAGAGCCTGAAGGCTAACGGTGCCGAGTCGAAAGCTGCTGTCGAAGCGGCTGAAAAAGCTGTTGGCGAAATCAAATCGCTGGCTGACCGCGTTCTGGAAATCGAGCAAAAGACCGCCGATGCCGTTCTGAAAGGTCAAGAGGCTCCTGAGTCTCTGGGTCAAATGTTTGTCAAGACCGATGCGTTCAAGCAATTCGCGCAAGGTCTTACGACCAAAGCCCGTGTTGAAGTTAAAAACACGATTACCGGCCAAGCTGGTTCGCCTGCTGCAAACAGCAGCGTTATCGTTCCGCAACAACGTCTGCCGGGTATCGTTCCGGGCGCGTTCCGCACTCTGCGCGTTCGTGACATTCTCCCGTCCGGCGTGACTTCCAGCAACCTCGTGGAGTACACCCGTGAACTCGCTTTCACGAACAACGCTGCGGAAGCTGCTGAAGGCGCGACGAAAGCTGAATCGGCTCTGACGTTTGAACTGGCGTCGGCTCCGGTCAAGACCATCGCTCACTGGCTCAAGCTCTCGAAGCAAGTCATGGACGATGCTCCGGCTCTGTCCTCGTATGTTGATACCCGTCTGCGTTATGGCGTTGAGTATCGCATCGACGCGCAACTGCTGAACGGTAACGGCACCGGCCAGAACATCTCCGGTATCACCGACAGCGGCAACTTCACCGCGTTTACGCCTTCGACTGGTGATAACTCGATTGACTCTATCAATCGTGCAATCTACTCGGTTATCGGCGCTGACTACGCTCCGACCGCGGTCATCCTGAATCCGGCTGACTGGGGCGCGATTGAGCGTACCAAATCGACCTACGGTGAGTATGTGTTCGGCGCTCCCCAAATGGCGATTGGCCCGATGCTGTGGGGTCTCCCGGTCGTGGTGACGAATGCAATGACCAGCGGCAAGTTTGCTGTCGGCGCGTTTGACATTGCCTACCAAGTCTGGAACCGCCAAAACGTTGTCGTGGAAATGTCCGAGTCTGATGACACGAACTTCCAGAAAAACCTTGTGACTGTTCGCGCAGAAGCTCGGTTGGCTCTGGCCGTGTATCGTCCGGCTTCGGTCTACTACGGTGACCTGACGGTGTAATGAATAGCGGGGAGGGGAAACCCTCCCTGCTTTCTCATGAGAGTAAAAGCACTTAAAGATTTCATCAGTCCTGTCTATGGTGATATAGAGACGGGACAAATTTTTAGTATTGATGCGGGAGTTTTTAGCTTCTGGGCATCTGCTGGCATGGTTGAAAGCATGGAGATTCCGGCTCTCTTGAAAAAGATGGAGACGAAGCCTGCTAAACCTGTGATGCCTGAGATAAAGCCAGAAATTAAAGACGTTGAAAAGAAACGCAGGGGACGTCCGAAAAAGGTGAAAGATGGCAACGAAGATAATCACGCAGCCGACGTTTGAGCCGATAACAACAGCGGAAGTTACCGAGTATTTGCGGCTCGATGATTCGCCTACGGACATAACACTTGTCGAAGCACTAATTACTGCGGCGCGTCAATATCTTGAAGAATCGGTAAACCATCCTATCGCGCAGCAAACACTTGAGACCGCGTTTGATGGGTTCCAAAAAGAATTTGTTTTGACTTCTCCAATTCAGTCTGTAAGTTCTATCAAATATCTGGATGAAGATGGAAACGAACAAACCCTTAATGCTAATCAGTATTTGGTTGACACTTATTCTGACCCTGTGCGGATTACTCCTAACATTAACGTCAGTTATCCAGATACTTACGATGTCCCCAATTCAGTGAAGATTCGTTATGTTGCTGGTTATACAACTGGCAATAGCCCCGATACAACTCCAATGCCCAAGCCTCTAAAGTTTGCAATGCTTCTTGTGATTGGTGATTTGTATGCGAATCGTGAGGGACAGGGCGATAAGTCTTACAACGTAAACCCTGCGGTTCAGAATCTTCTGAGTTTCTACAGGATAAAGATGGGGCTTTAATGGATGCGGTAATAATCGCATCCGGCCCTTCTTTAACCAAAGACCAAGTATATTACTGTAAAGATAAAGCCTTTACTGCGGTCATTAATAATTCTTACCAGATAGCTCCGTGGGCTGATTTACTCTATGCCTGCGATGAGGAATGGTGGGATTACTACAGACCAGACTTTAAAGGTCTGAAATACACGATAAACGAATCTGCTGCTGCGAAATACAATCTGAATCTGATAAAGCATGACAACAAAATAAGATTCTCAACAGATAAAGACGTAATCGCAACAAACGGCAATTCAGGATTTCAGGCTATCAATCTGATATACCACTTTGGGTATAGAAATATCTACCTTTTAGGTTTTGACTACAAAAACACCAGTCAGCATTGGCATGGAAGGCATCCCGGCGCGATGGACAAGTTTCCAAACATGAATATCTGGGTGCATAAAATGATTGAGGCGAAGCCGTTAATGGATGCCGCAGGACTAAAGATTATCAACTGTTCTCCAGACTCAGCTATTCAATGCTTTGAGAAAAGGTCAATTTTCCAATGCCTGTAGCTTATAACTTGGTTCCCGGCTCGATTGGATTCGCTGCGTCGGCAATAACGGCGGGGCTTTACTATGCCGGATATGAAATCTCAACAGAGAGACCGCACAAACTATCTAATCTTGACGTTTGTGTTATGTGGAACCGATGGAACGGAAACGAAAAACTTGCGGATAAGCTGGAATCTCAAGGCGGGAACGTAATCATTGCAGAGAATGGCTATCTGGGCGAGGAATACGTGGCTCTGGCGCGTTCTGAGCATAACGGAGGGGGATGGGTGCCTAGAGGCGAATCAAATCGCTTAGATGCCCTTAAAATCCCTTTTAAACCGTATCGAAAAGATGGGGAGCATATCCTTGTCTGCCCGTCTCGCGGGTTCGGGTCTAAAAAGATGAAGCAACCTGCAAACTGGGAGTATTCAATAGTTGAGGAGCTTAGGAATTACACTACTAGGCCAATTATTGTTAGACCGCATCCGGGAAACTGGAAAGAAAACGATAAACACTTATCTTTGATTGATTCACTTGATAATGCTTGGGCTTGTGTTATTTGGAATTCTGGTGCGGGGATTCATTCTCTGATAAATGGTATTCCTGTAATTTGCACTGCGGACTATTGGATTTTGAAGGACATAGCAAGCGACATTCAATTTATTGAGAATCCAGCAATGCTGGATAGGCAAGATGCTTTTGACAAATTAGCTTGGTCTCAATGGTCGCTCGATGAAGTTGCAAGCGGAGAGCCTTTTATAAGGTTTACTTTATGTTGACTTTCTTGACTGTCTTAAAGTCTGGCGGGGAATTTAAGCCGGAGCATGTTATCGCTTTAAAAGACATGATAGAAAAAAACATAACTATTCCGCACAGATTTGTCTGCTTAACGGACATTGATGTTTCATGTGAAACAATAAAACTTAGACATAATTGGAAAGGTTGGTGGTCAAAGATTGAATTATTCAGAGAGGATGTTGTTACTGGTAAAAGTTTATACCTTGATTTGGATACTGTTATTGTTGGGAATCTCGATATTGTAGATACGTTAAGTTATGAATTTGCGATGATGGATGTGAATCCTGAGAGGAAAGACACTATAGGTAACTCTGGCGTTATGTTTTTTGGTCGGCCACAGATACACGTTTATGAGAAGTTCAGAAAAACGCCAAATGACTTTATTCGATTTCATGAGCAAAACAAGAAAGATAGATATTTGGGAGACCAAGCATTTATATCTGATTGTTTTATGAAAGTAGATAAAATTCACAATCAGTTGCCGAACTTGATTAGAAGTTACAAGCACAATAATTGTCAATACGCATTCCCAAAAAATACCTCTATAATCTGTTTCGGTGGGTTCCATCGCCCGTGGAATTCCTCCGGGTGGGTTAAGGATTATTATGCAATCAGGAAAACTTGATAGACGGATAGAGATTCAGAGTCGGTCTGTAACTCAGAACAGTTACGGCGAAGCCATCATCAGTTATTCAACTGTTGCTACGGTATGGGCTGAAGTTTTGCCTTTGAGTGGGCGAGAATTGTTTGCTGCGGCGCAGAAGTATCCTGAAGCGCAGATGAAAATCAGAATCCGCTACAGAACCGGAATAAATGAAACAAACAGAATAGTCTTTGAATCTACGAATTACGACATTATTCATATATCTGAAATAGGTCGTAAAGAAGGTCTTGAGTTTATAGTGAAGAAACCAGATGGAAGTTAATATCTCTGGTTTTAAAGAATTGCGGGAGGCGTTGCTAAAGCTCCCAAAAGAAATACAGGGTAAACCTTTAGCTTCTGCGGTTAGTGCTGCGGCTAAAGTCGTGCAAGACGAAGCCGTAAAATTAGCCCCTATACAAACAGGCGAACTTAAAAAAAATATAATTAGGTATAAAGCTAAAAAATACTCGAATGCTCAACAAGTTACTTATCATGTTGGCATGAAAAAAGAATGGATACCGTATTTTGATAATATAAAGAATCGCAGGGCGGGTAAAGTTGGCAAAAAGTATTCAAGAGATAAGATTTATTACTGGCGGTTTCACGAATTTGGAACCGTAAAGATGCCAGCCCGACCATTTTTCCGGCCAGCATTTGAATCAACAAAGTCTGAACAACTTGATACAATGCAAAAAGGTTTGGCAAAAGCCATTGAAGCAGCAAGGAAAAAATTGGCAAAACTTAAATGATTGAACAATCTATTTATTCAACTTTAGGAAGTCTTGTATCTAACAGGGTATATCCCTTGACGATGCCGCAGAACCCTACTTTCCCTGCGATTGTTTATACAAGAGTTTCAATAAACCCTGAGAATAGATTAGAGGGCGGGTCATCTTTAGACCAGATTAGAATTCAAATAGATAGTTATGCAAAGACCTACTCTGCTGTAAAATCATTGGCAGAATCGGTAAGAAGTGCTATGGAAGCAGCTAGTTTTAAAGGCACTCTACAACTAGAGCAGGATTTTTATGAACCAGACTTGGGTTTGTATCAAGTAACTCAAGATTATTACGTTTGGGAAAGGAATTAACATGAGTGTAAACGCTCTCGAAGCACAAGGAATGCAAATCAAGATTGGCGATGCGGCTTCTCCTGAAGTCTTTACCGCTATTTCTGAAGTTAAGACGTTCAGCGGCCCCGGC